CACGGGCGCCCTTCTCGCGCTCGATGCGCTCCAGCTCGGCGCGCACCATGCGCGCGATCGCGGCAGGGTCCATGCCGGGCGCGGCGGTGATGTTGACGTTGTAGGTGTTGCCACCTGCGCCTGCTGCTGCAGCCGGCGCGCGCGCCGCCAACGGTGGGCGCGAGTCGAGCGGAACATCGGCAGCCAAGGCAGCGGAACCGCCAGCCTCCATGCCAGCGAGTGCGGCGAACGGGTTGCCGGCGCTGGCCAGTGCGCTGCCGCCGGCATCGGCAAGGCCCTGCCCGACGCCTTCCATCGCGGCGAACGGGTTGCCCTGCCCCTGCTCGAGGCCTACCGCGAGGCCATCCATGGTGTGGCCACCCAGCTCGGCGAACACGCGCGACGGCGAGTGGATGCCGAGCAGGTTCTTGAACGTGCCGATCACGCTGTCCGCCGCACTGCCGATGGCTGCCGTGAGGTTGGGGAACATGCTGGTGAAGCCGTTGATGAGCCCCTGCACCAGGTTGCCGCCGAACTCGCTGAATTTGCTCGGCAGCTCGACGCCGAACCAGCTCATCACGCCGGCGAACGCGCGGTAGAGAAAGCCCAGCGGGCTGAAGTTCAGCAGCAGCGCGCCGATGCCGGCCAGCCCACCGGCCACGCCCTGCTTGATCTCAGCCCAGAGGCCAAGGAAGAACGGGCCGACGCGGCTCCAGTTGGCGTAGATCAACGTGGCGCCGAGGGCCAGCGCGCCGATCAGCGCACCCACCGGGTTGGCCATGGCCGCGGTGGCGACCAGGCGCAGCCCAGTGGCGACGACGGGCAGCGCCGCCTTGCCCAGGTTGAACAGCGTGGTGGCCAATCCACCGCCTTTGATTCCCAGCACGGTCATGCCGTAGCGCAGCATTGCGAACGGGCCGAGGATGCTGGCCATCGCCAGGGTGATGGTGCCGAAGCCGGCCGCCAGCGCGGCAATGCCGCCGGTGAGTTTCAGCAGGCTGAACACCAGTTCAGGGTTCGCCTCAGCCCACGCGGTGACGCGCCCCAGCACGCGGTTGAAGCCCTCGCCCAGTTCGATCAGCGCAGGGCGCAGCGTCTGCCCGAGCGATGCGGACAGGTTGAACATGCGGTTCTGCGTCATCTGCATGCGAGCGGACAGCGCGTCGGAGCGGATGTCGGCCTCGCGCTGCATCGTGCCTTTGGAGCCGTCCGCATTGGCCAGATCGATCTGGCGCTGCAGCTCGCCCATGTTCGAGGCGAGCTTGGCGGCGTCGTCGCCGAATTCCTTACCGAACAGCTGGGTGGTGACGGTGAGCTGTTCGTCCTTCGGCAAGGCGTTGATGGCTTTCAGCACGCTCTGGATGGTGTCGGTGGCATTGGTCGCCATGCCGCGCTGCACCGCCTCGGACTCCAGACCGAGCGCCTTGAGACCCTTTTGGAAGCGCTTGGGCTGCTCCCCTGCAATGGCCAGTTCCCGGATCATCGCGTTGGTCGCAGTACCGGCCACCTCGGCGGATGCGCCCAGGCTGAGGAACGTCGAGCCCAGCGCCGCGGCATCGCGGAACGACATACCGACCGACGCGGTGATGCCTGCGGTGCGCTGCATAACGTCGATGATGTCGCCGCCCTTGGACTGCGCGTTGTCATCCAGGTAGTTGATGGCGTCGCCTAGTTCGCCAATGTTCTGGATCGGCATTTTGTAGAGATTGGCAATGCGCGCGAGGTTCTCGCCGATCTGGTCGGCCGGCAGCTCGAAGGCGGTTGCTGCGTTGGCGGCTACCTCGGCGAAAGCAAGCAGGTTGTCCTTGCCCTGGATGCCCATGCGCGCCCCACCTTCGACCAGCGCGGCAATCTCGGTGGTGGCCATTGGGATGCGCTCGCCGAGCGACTTGATGGCGGCGCCCATCTCGTAATAGACGTCGGTCAGCTGACCGCTCTCGTCCCGTGCGCCCTCGACCTGCTTGGCGACGCCGAGCATGGCGTCCTCGAAGGTCGAATAACTGCTGATGACGGCGAGCACCGGCGCCCCGGCCGCCGCGCCAGCTCCCAGCGCGCCGGCGCCGGTTGCGGCCATGCTGCTGGCCAGTTGCTGGGAACGCTCGTACTCGGCCTTTGCCTGCCCCAGGCGCTTCTGCTGCGCGGTGAGGCTCTTGAGGCGTGATTCCTGCAGTCCGAGAGTCTGGTTGGTGCGCTCGATGCGCTGGCGCAGCTCGCGTTCGTGATCGGACAGGTTGCGGGTGCTGATGCCCGCCTCGCCTAGCTTGCCGCGCAGGCCCTGCAGCTCGCGCTGCTGCTCGTTGTGTTTCTGCTTGAGGGCGTGGCCCTGGCGGACCGCGCTCTGGAATTCACGCGTCAGCGCCTTGGTAGGCGTTTCGGCTGCAGCCATTTCGCGGGACAGCGCCTTCACGCGCTCGCGGTTGGCCTGCAGGGCGCCGCCGGTTTGGTCGGCAGCGCCCTTGAGGTTGCGGAATGAACTGACGTCCTTCTGCAGGGCCTGCAGGCCCTTGAGTTCGCCGCGGGTGTCCTTGAGCGCACGGCCCAGGGTGGTCGCGCCGCTGGCAATGGTGCGCAGCGGGCGCGTGGCGTTGTCCAGCGCCTGGAGGTTGACCTTGAGGTTCAGATCACGCGCCATGCGTGCGCTCCCATCGTTCGATGGCGCGCTCGCGCCAGTCCATCAGTTCATGCAGGGGCATGGCGTTCATCTGCTCCGGCCCCCAGTGGAACACCAGGGCGATGTCCGCCATCACGTCATCTACGCGGCGGGGGATTCCGCCGTGCTGCCCGTCTTCTGCAAAAAACCGGCGATGGCATCCGCGCAGCCCAGCAGATCGGCCACGTCCAGGGCCGCCACCTCCTGCTCGGTGAGTGTTGGCTGACTGATGCGCGGCACCAGGCGGATGGTGGCGTTGACGTCGCCGTTGATCAGGTCCGCCAGCTTGAGGCCGCGCAGCTCGCCGGCGGCGGGTTTACGCAGGGTGATTTCGGTGATGGGCTTATTCTCGCCGCGCTTGATCGGTTGTTCTAGGACGATAGGGTCGCTGTGGGTGGGCTTGGTCATGGGGTTGCTCCTTGGGTTGTAAGTGCTGCCCAAGGTGCCTTTCGCGCGCGCGCGGGGCTAGCCGCTCGCCATGTAGCGCCAGTTGATACAGCGTGTCATCAATCGTGGCGGTTCGACTTCTTGCGGTTATCGCTCGCTTGAAGCACCTGGAGATTGGCGGGGATGTGAAGGCCACACACATTGCGCCCACGAAGGGGGATGATGTGATCGACCTCATGGCGAACTCCGGTGGCCTGTTCCAGCGCTTGCGCCTTTGCGTATACCGCGCGTATTGCAGCACTGTCAGCCCAGGTCGGAGTCGCTTGCAGTTCGGCGGCCCGCCGGCTGCCGCTTTCTGCCCGGCGCTGGGTCAGGTGATATGAACAGCGCGGCCCTGGCGAATCCGAATAGACATGATCTGGCCAACGACCTTTACCCCAGGCGCCGTCCTGCTCGCGTTTCACGCGCGCTTTGCGGCCAGCTGGCGAACGCTTATAGAGCTTTAGGCAGTCCTTGCAGATGTGACCAGTAATGATCGGTCCTTTGAGCTGATGCAGCTTCGTTGGCCTCATTCGTCCGGGCCTTTCGGTGGCTGCTCGAACACCCAACATTTGATGCTTTTGCCCGTCAGCTGGCTGTGTTCCGTGCGATGACGAACGAAACGCGGCTTGGCGCTGTAACGCATGGCGTCGCGCATTTCACGGGTGAAACGTAGCGCATAGCCGTTGTTGCGCAGCTCGCTGGCCAGATGCGGCAGGTTGATGGCCAGCAGGCGTTCGTCATAGGCGTGGTTGTAGTCCACGCCGCAGCCGTCCAGATGAGCGAGCGCGGCCCATAGGTCGGCCAGAGCATCAGCCGCCGCCGGCGCGCAGACGCCGATGCTGTCCAGCGCCGGAGTCGGCAGGCCCATCGCGCGGGAAACTTCGTCCAGCTGTTGGTGGATCATCACGCGCAGTTGAGGGTCGCGGGTGCGGTACAGCTCTTTGCCCAATGCCAGGCGGTGGCGCGACATGGCGATGCGCTGGGTGGTGTTCGGCGTGCCGGCGCGGGTTGCGCTGCCCTTGGTCCAGTAATCCCACAGGGCATCGTCGCATTCGTTCTGGTAGCGGATGATCTTGTCGCGCAGCTCGGGCTTTACCTTGTTGGGGCTGATGGTCATCAGCCAAGAGGCCAATTTCCGTAGTGGAAGGCACATCGCCTCCTGCGGGCCACCAATAGAAGGTGTCACGATAATCGTGATACCCCAGCGCTCTCTATTCGAACTGAATTTAGCGTGTTGCGCCTGCCAAGCCAGGCCCATGTTTTCAACCACGGACTTCATCGCCACATAAGGCTGTTCGTCTTGGCCGACGAGGACAACGGTGTCCTCATAGAAAGGTACGGGGATCAGTTGCTGCGCTGCGCTCATGGCTGTGCTCCGTTAGAGGATCTGGTCGAGGGTCCGTCCGGCGCTGGTGAGTTTGCCCACCAGAGGCTGCAGCAGGCAATGCAGGTGATCGCCGTCGAGCTGCTTGTTGTGGGCGGCATCGAGCAGTTGCAGTAGCAGGGCCATGGCGCCATCCAGACAGCTCAGTTCCAGGCTCACATCCTGCAGGCGCTTGAGGTCGCCCAGGATGGCAGCGAGCTCGTCTAGCTTGGTGTCGAAGTGATTGGCCTTGAGCAGGGTGTTGTCGGCACCGCGCAGCGGGCTGAGATGGGCATGCAGATCGGCGAGGCGGTCGAGGCTACGAAGAATCATGGGTGGAACTCCTAGTCTAGTTGGAGTTCGCCACCTTCGTTACCAAGCGAAAGGGTGGCGAACCGTGCGCGGGTTGGTAAACCGGGGACGTAGGAACCCGGCAGCCCCGAAGGACTCCCACGCACGGCCCGCCATAACACGGGCACAAAAAAACGCCTTACGGCGCCGTGCGCCTACGATCATTCCGGGTTACCAAGCCCGGTCGCTGAATTGGCAGCGACGTGCCGACAATAGCGCCGGCGGGCCAAGGCGTCAACGGTGCAATATCACTGCACCGTATAGCCCGGCGCCGGGATTACAGGCCGATGGCCTTGCGGTGCTCGGCGAGGCGGTCTTCGCCGTTGACCATGAACACGAAGTTGAGCAGGTCGATCTCGATCTCGACGTTGCCGTCCACGCTGAGCTTGTAATAGGTGCAGGTGGTGGTGATGGAGTGCTCGGTGTCTTCGCCGGACTCGGCATCGCCGAAGTCGATCTCCTCGTGCCGGCCGCGGGCAACCACCTCGACGGCGGTGACGGCGCCGGTGTCGTCCTGCTGTACGGAGCCGGCCCAGCGCAGCATCACGCCGTCCGCCTTCACAGCGCCGAACTGGCGCAGCACGGTCAGGTCCCAGCCGCCGAGGGTCCATTCGATCTGGATGCCGTCGTCGGAGTGGCCCATGTCGACCTTCACCGGGCCATCCATGCCGGCGCCGCGCCAGTCTTCGAACTTGCGGCCGAGGGTCGGCAGGGTGACGGACTTGCACTGGCCAACGTAGCTGTTGCCGTCGTTGAACAGGTTCATGTGCTTGAGTTTCTTGGGCAGGGCCATGGCTGGGCTCTCCTACGGCGCGGCCGGGGCCGCGCGGGTCAATGGGGTCAGGCAGTGATGCCGGCGGCGAAGTCGACGAGGTAACGGTCGGTGATGCGCTGACGCAGCAGGAGGTTTTCCAGCGGCGGCACGGGCGTGTAGTCGTAGTCCAGGAACAGCTTGCCGGCCTTAAGGGTGTCCTTGTCGTTTGCCGCTTCATCGAACCAGCACTGCCCGTCGATGATGTAGCCGCCGCGCTTGAGCTCGCGGAACTTGGCGTTGATGCCCTCGACGATGTCGCGCACCAGGGAGGCGTGCATGGGCTTGTCCACCGCCCAGAAGTGCCCCTCGGCCATGGTGTCTGCCAGCACCTGCGCGGTGCGGGTGTAGTTCTCGAAGGCGAACAGTGGGTCCGCGCTGCAGGTGCGCGAGCCCCAGAAGCGGAAACCGTCGCGGCGGATCAGCGTGGTGACCTCGTCGGCGTTGAGCAGGCCGGCGTCGGTGGCGGGGTTCTGCAGGTCGAAGTAGATGTCCTTGGAAAGGCCCGACACGCCGTTGACCGGCACGTTGGAGAGGGTCTTGTGCCAGCCGACCTGCTCGTCCAGCTTGGCGCGCAGGCCCAGGGCGCGAGCGATGGCGCTGGCCGGCGCGTTGGCGTTCGCCACCGTGTCCCAGGAGACGACGTCCGGCCATATCAGCATCAGCTCACGCGCACCGAAGCCGGCGCGGTAGGCGATGGCATCGCTGACGGTCTCGCAGCCGTAGGCGTTGGCATAGGCGAAGCCGCGCAGCTTCTCGGCGATCGCTACCAGCTCGGTGGTGACCGGCAGCGAATCGAGCCCAGGCACGCCGAGGATGCGCGGTTTGACGCCGAGCTGGGCTTCAGCGGCCAGCAGCGCCTTCATGCCCTGGTACTCGCCAGCGGCGCTCACGCCGCCGATGATCTTGCTGACCTGGTCAGCTTCCTTCGCGGCATCGTCGACGCCTTCGCCATCAGCCACACGCACCACGACGGTGACCGGCGAGGCTTGGTCAGCGATGGCGTCCAGGCTGCGCGCCAAGGTGCCCAGCTCGCCAGCCGAACCGGATGCGGTCAGCACGTCAGTGAGCAGCACGGGCTTGTTGAGGGGGAACTTGACCGCATCGGCATCCGACGCGGTGCAGACCATGCCCACCACGGCGGTGGAAACGGTGCGAATGGGGCGGGTGCCCTCGTTGATTTCGAGGACGCGGACGCCGTGATGGTTGTCGGTGGCCATGGGGTTGAGGCTCCTGGGCGAGTGCCGGATCAGTGAGCCTCAAGGGTGACGCGCGCGCGCAAGGGGGGCGAGTTGCGGGCCGTGTAGCGCAGCCCCATACAGCACATAAAAAACCCCGCCGAGGCCGGGCTGTTTATAGGGCAGCGTTTCAGTCAGCGAGCAATGCAGCTACGTCGGGGTTAGCGCTCAGAAATTCCCGCAGTTTGGCCACCGGATCTGGTGTGGCCAGCACGGCTGGCTTGTTAACCAGCACCCAGGCGGCGCCATTCCAGCGTGGCCAGCGCTCGTCCGGCACGTCTGCCGGGGGCGGGAGCAAGGTGCAACGCGCGGGCAGGAGAAACACGCCCGGCTCAAGGGGGCTTTCGTCGGCAGCGGTATTGCCCCGGTAGAAGCCGGCGGCGTCGAACTGGTAGGCGGTAACGGTAGTCATGTTTACCCTCAGTATTTGATACAGGCCAGCAGCGCCACGTTGCGCGGGCGCGCCTCGGCGCCGCCGCTGCTGCCAATGCTGACACTGTGGCTGTGCGAGCCTGCCGAGCTGGTGGACGACGACAGGGACGAGTTCGTGAAGCCGTTACCTGTTGCCGCGCCAGGGGAGCCGCTGTATTGAGTGGCGGCGTAGCTGAACGAGTGACTGTGCGAGCCGTCGGTGCCAGTGCTGCCCGTGTGCGTGTGGGACCTGTTCTGGTCCGTCTGCGCACTGCCCAGCCCTCGCCCCTGGTCCACGCCGCGCCCGTCGTCCACGCCGCGAATAAACTCGCCGCGCAGGTCCGGCACGTTGAACGTGGTAAATCCGTCGCCATCCCCGAACGTCGTGCCGATGGCCGCGAACAGGTCAGCGTATGCGGTGCGGCTGATGGCGGCGCCGTTGGCCTTTAGCCAGCCAGCCGGCGCAACGATGCGTGCGAAGTGCGCAATTAGCCCGGCGGGTGCCATTTGCCGGGTTTCCTCTCGGCTGAAAACGCCCAGGTTCTGCCGGCCCAGCGATTTGTCCGGCACGTCTGACAGGTTCTGGTCGCGGATCAGCGGGAACGACACGGACCCCGCCGGGTCGTTCTGCACGCCGACAATTTCCGTCCCGGCTGGGTACGCCTTACCCAGCAGGATGCCCGTATCCGGGTCGGCCGGGTCTTCCTGCCACTGATCGGCGGCGGCGCCTTTGGTCAGCCGCACGCCTTCGATGTAGACAGCCAGTCCGCGCGTAGTGACGACGTTCCAGGTGACAGCCAACTGATCCGCCACCAGCTCCTGCCGTTCTTCGATCACGTCCACGACAACGTTCGCCACCGTTGGGTCGGTCCACTCTACGTCACCGCAGCCGTTCGTCTTTTTGCGCAGCACCTGCCCAGTCGTGCCGCCCGGCAGCAGCGCGCAAACGCTGATGGTGTTTGTCACCCAGGTGCGCGTCGCGATGGTCAGGTTCGGGTCCACCTGCAGCGTCACCACGTTGGCGCTGCTGACCGCGAATTCGATGCGCAAAACAGTGTCGGAAAACGCGCCGTCAGTTTCGGTTGGCTTGTAGGTTGCCGGCAGGTCACCGACCACGAACAGACCGCCCTGGTCATCGAACACGCCGACCTCGCGCATCGTGAATCCGCCAACGCTCGCAGGAATGACGATTTCCGCCGCGAACCGCAGCGGGTCAGTTGGTGACTGATAGACGCGGTTCACGGGCGCGCGATAGCGTTCACGTACCAGCTGCGTCTGTGATGAAGCCGGCGGCGTGGCGTTGCCGTTGCCGTCACCGATGGCGATGTGCGTCAGGTTGATCGCCAGGCCGCTGGATTCCGCTTGCGCGAGACGTTGCAGGCCATAGTCAGTGTGAATGGTTTGAAAAGGCATTCTGCCGCCCCTTGGCTAGTTGTTGGACTGCCCGCTTTTGGTTGCGTGCTAATGTGACGGGATTGGAAGGATGTCAGAGCGCGGCGATGATGAACGCCAGCAGCTCTTCGTAGCGCACGCCGTAGCGGTTGCCGGCAGGCCGGTATTCCTGCGTAACGTTGCCGTCCTCGTCTACGGTTTCGGGCTGCTCGCCCCACTCGTCATAACAGAGGATCGCGTAGTCCTCTGCTACCAAGCCTTCGGCCTCGAATGCGGCCTTCACGTCTTGCGCGATGACACCCAAGTGCGTGCGGGCGCTTTCGCCTTTTGCAGCCACAGCGTCGTTGAACTTGAACGCGCGGATTAGCGACTTGAGCCGAACCGCCACTGCGCGCTCAGCGGCCGAAAGATCGCGAATCTGCTGCTTTTCGCGCTCGTCCGAAGTGTTGATTGTGCCGGTGCCTGCATAGACGACCGACCACCGCAGCGAGGCATTGCCGCATGCTCGTGCGTTGTCGGCAGCCGGGCGCAGTGAAAACTTATCTAGCAGCAACTGCTCGGACCAGGCCGGCGTCGCAGGCGTTTCGTCGAGCGCAAAGCGGATCACGCCGGCGTCTACCCGCATAGCCCCGGACACCCCAGAGCCGGAAATATCGCGAAATTTTATCGAAGGGGCAAATGATCGTATCTCGATGCCGCCGTTGTAGCCGCTTTCCGAGTCAGAGAATAGCGCGGTTGGCGCGTAACTATCGCGAGGATCTGTGCCAAACACTGTCGACCCGTACCGCGCAACTTTACCGGCAGTCTGAGCGAAAGTGAAAGCCGCGATCTTATCGCCTGAGCCAATAACGCGCGCATTGTTGGCTTTCTCATAGACATCAAACCAGACATCATCCTGGCGCAAATTAGCAGTGACGACTGAGCCGGATGAGACGTAAGCGTGCCACCCTGTTAAATGTACCTTCTCCGCGTAAGCGTCCGCGGAGTTGCCGACCGTTGCAATGTCGGTGCAGGCGCCGTGCTGCACACCTCTGAGCACGCTATCTTCGATGGTGTTTTCAGTAGCAGGGGGCGCGTCGGCCTCTTTGTAAGGCTGAAAATTCCAAAAGTTTTCGCAGTCGCCGAGATATGTAATATCGAGCTGTAGTCGCGCGCCGTTGCCGTGCCAGACGCTCGGGATAGAGCCATAAGAGCTGTCGTTAACGAGCATGATGTCGCGCATGACTATATTGCACGCGCGATCAGCGACAAATGCCCCTCCACCGTTCGTGTACTGGCCTTGCTTTCCGCAGTTGTATGCAGATACTCCCGAGATAATTGCACTCATCTCGTCGGGATCATGGGGATAGCCAGCGGTATTTCCGACAATCCAGTACACAACGTCGCAATTATAGACCGCGATGTCTGAGATTATGACGCTCTGCCGGCGCATATCTTCACCCGCTTGATAGGCGAAACCCATGTAGCAGTTGTCAATCTTTACCCCGCGAACGGTAACATTACGCCCCGGAAGAACGGTAGCCACACTTTCAACAATGAAGCCGCGCCCGCCTTGAACTCCGCCCTTGTCGTGAGTGGCATTCTTGATCACGCCCCCGTCAACGGACACGTTATGAGCGCCAGTCCTGATTATAAATCCGCTCATTCCCGCCTGATTGTTCAGGTCGATTTGAGGATTGACGATGCGGATATTGTTGCCGCCGTTTTCGGGTATTAGCGCCGTGTCGTGCATCCCGTATGACAGGCACTTGATCCAGCCCTCAAAATAGATTGTCGTGTTGGCTTTTATGACCAACCCATTGGTGATGCCGAATACGCACCCTGCCGGGATGAGTACCGAGTGACTTTTACCTAGCGAACCAGCGTTCAGCGCCGCCTGGATCGCCGCAGTGTCGTCCGTGACCCCATCCCCGACAGCACCAAAGTCACGAACGCTAACCGTCTCCCGCAGCTTCGACTCCACCGTTCGCGCAGCCGCGCCAGTGCCGCACTGCTTGAAGCCAACCTGGCCCGCCCCATCATCCTCCGCCAGATCATTACGCAGCTCGGCTGCCCTGGCCGCGACCGCCGGCAGCGACGGCACCACGACGCCGCCAGCCGTGGTGAACGACCCGCTGCCGTTCCCGTCGTTCACGAACTGGTCCAGCCGTTCTTCGTTCGACTGCAGGCGGTTGATCGACTCTTGAAGGGTTAGGCTGCTCATAGCGGGTTGGCTCCTAGTGATTCTGCCAGGTAGACGTTCACGATGCTGTCCAACTGCCCGGACGCGGCGATGAATGCCCGGTCAGCGTCGGTCATGAAGTTTGTGAGGGTGATTTCGTTGCCGATGTTTGTAGCGGCGCCGACGTACACGCGGGATTCGGTGACCGCGCGCAACTTGATTTCAGCCAAGTGCGAGCGCAGGTTCTTCGTCGCGTTTACCAAGCCCTCCACCGCGCGCACCCCGTTGAGGGTGACCGGCGTCTGGCTGGCCTCGACGTAGAGATCGAAGGTGAATGGCTCCCCTGGCGGGCTGAGTTGGAACCACTCGCGCACTTGCACGTAGATGCCGAGAGCGCCAAGCGCGTCGCGCACCGCACCGATGGTTCCCTTCTGCCGCTGGACGGCGAGCGCCTGTTTGACGGTTGCGCGTTTCTGGTCCTCCTGCCAGGCGGTGTCCCACTCGTCCACGCTGTAGGCCCAGGCGAGCCACGGTAGGTAACGGGCCGGGATTGTTTCGGCGCTCCAGACGTCGCGCACGGGTACCGGCAGTTCGCCTAGCGATGCCATGGCCTCGGCCAGCGCCCGCTCGGTGGCGGTGCTGTTGGGTGGCAGCAGGTCAGACATCGGCCTGCCCTGCCACTGTGAGGGTGATGCCGGTGCAATAGCTGGCCTCGCCCTCGCCGATCGCCAGGTTGCCGGTGGGCGCCCAGAGGTTGACCCGTTGCACACCGGGCTGATGGAGCGCGGCGTAGAGCCCGGACAGGGTGACGTCGTAGCCGATGCGCCGTTGCGCCTCGGTGTAGGCCGTGACAGCCGCCAGCGCGGCCTCTCGGACCACCTCGGCATCCGGCCCCGGGTACATGACCAGCTCAGCTTCGACGCTATAGCTGACGATGGCGGCTGACTGCACCTGTACCTGATCGGTCATTGGGCGGACGGATTCGCTGTTAAGTGCAGTGGCAACCTCAACGAGCAGTGCATCAGCGGCGCTGCCATCCCCTTCGCGCGAAAGTACGTAGACCACCACCACGCCAGGCGTCGGGCTGGCGGCGGTGATGTCACGCACCGCTGCGGCGGCGCTGAGGCCGTGGAATACGTAGCTGCCCTCGCTGCCGGCGGTGGTGTAGCCCTCGGGCGAAAGCTGGATGCGCCGGCGCAGGTCTTCGTCGCTCTCGTAGGTGGGCGGCACGGGTGGTACGGCGGTGGGGTTGCCGTAGTCGAGCACCAGGCGCTGAACCTTGTAGTTGGCGCCGATGTGGTCCAGATCGGTGCCGACCGCATAGGCGAGCATGACGCCCCGAGCGGCGTCGTTGACTCGTTGACGCAGGCCGAGCTCGCGGTAGGCGTTTTCCTGCAGCAGCTTGGTCATGGGGTCGGACTCAAGCTCAAGGCGCGCGGCAATGGCGGCCTGCTCTTCGGCTGGATACAGCGCGAGGAGTGCGGCCTTGCGCTCGGCCAGCAGCGTTTCGAAGTCGAGCGGTTCTACCAGCTGCGGTGCAGGCAGCTGCGAGAGGTCGATGGGGCTGAAACCACCACTCATGATGCGGCTCCGAGACTGAGAGGCACGCGCAGGCTGAGCGCCTCGCGGGTGTCGACGCGGCTGCCTTCAATATCCAGCAGCACCTGACCCGCCTGCTCGCCGAGACCGAGCTGCACGCGGCTCAGGCGGATGCGCGGCTCCCAGCGCAGCAGTGCCATGGCGACAGCGGCGTAGGCCTGCAGGCGGGTGGCGTCATTGAATGGGGCGTCGATCAGGTCCGGCAGCAGGCTGCCGTAGTCGCGGCGCATCACACGGCTGCCGATGGGCGTGGTGAGGATGTCGGCGATGGACTGGCCGATATGAGCAACGGGGCCGATAGCTGCGCCGGTTGTTCGATTCATACGGGCGCTCCGGTTTTGCTCGGCCCACCCTGAACGCCGCCATGCAGGTGATTAACCAGGCTGATACCGGCCGCAATCACGTCTTCGCTGACGGTCACGCCGCCGGTGATGGCCACGTCGCCGAGAATGGTGACGCCACCCTGCGCGGTGAGCTTGGCCCTGCCGCCATCGGGCAGCGTGGCGCTGAGGGTGTGGCTGGCGTGGTCGTAATCGATCACAGCCCCGTCCGGGTATTTCCGGCGGCGCACGGTGGCGCTGTTCGACGGTGCCGGACGTTGCTGTGAGTAGAGCCCGACCAGGGCGACGCCCAGGGCCGGTTCGCCGCTGGGGCTAAAGAGAATGCACTGCTCGCCGACCGTGGGCGGGTCCCAGTCGCTGCTGCTGCCGGCGCGCAGGGCGAGCCAGGGCAGGTTCGGCACGCTGAGCCCTCCGGTGCTGACCGTGCAGCGCGCGGCCTGATGGTCCACCGCGGCGATGGTGCCGAGGCGGATCAGGTTTTCGAGGCGGCGCAGGAGGTCGGTGATATTCATGGCCCCATGCTGGCGTTCGCGCGCGCGGGGCGCATCGGGTGCGCCGTGTAGCGAGAGGCGTTACAGACACGGATTAGGGATACGCCCCCGAAAGACGAGAAAACCCGGCGCGAGGGCCGGGTTCTGTTGCTCTGTTATTGTTCTAGCTTGCGACAACCAGCTCAGTAGGGATGTCTACAGCCTCGCCCAGTTTAGCTACGACTATCGCGCGGCAGGCGGCTATCAGATGCGTTTTGCCGTACCCCTCGCCACCAGGAAGGCAGGCATAGAAATCTACGATGCCGTCCTCGAATGCTATTCGATAAGCGTCGATCAGCGGCCCGCCCTGCGCCCAGTCGGTGGATGGGGAATAGACTCCGTCACCGTTAATTCCGGCTATCAGCACGACAGGCCCTCGGGCAGAGTGGTCTACCGGAAAAGCAGGCAGGTCAACCGCCCTAGCCACCGCCCAATCGAGAGCCGGTCCTATCAACTTGCTGGTTTCGACAGTTGCCATTCATTCCGCCTCGCTTTGACAGGTGAACCATTGTAGCTGAGTCGCAGAATCAGCTGGCGAGATGCTCGAGCAGGCTGTCGCGGATCATCTCCAGTTCGCCATCGCTGAAGCCCAGCAGCTCGCGGCGCTGGTACTGGACATCCGGCGAGTTGCGGCCGGGTTTGTCGCGTAGGCCGTACTGGTGAATGCGTGCGAGGCGCGACGTGCGACCGAGGAAGCCGATGGCGATGCTGCTGGCGTCACTTTGCAATTTCAGGTGCTTGGCCTGGCGCAGTTTGGTGAACATCTTGCGCTTGACCCTGCCCTGTTTCGCCCGCAATTGTGTGCGGGGTTTGCGTGGGGCGTAGGGCGTGCCGTCCGGGTTGCGCTGGGCGCCAATGCGCTGCTGCTGGCTGCGGCGCAGCTCGCGGGCGATGGACTGGGTGACCTTGCGCCGTTCGGCCGGGTGCAGCCTGTTGAGCAAGGCGCCGGCCCAGTCCTCCAGCGCGCTCAGGTCATCAGCCATTGCCGACCCACTCCGCTAGCAGCTCGCCGGCCGGGGTTTCGACGCGCATGGCCGGTACCAGGAAGAGTTCATCATCGACCACCGGTTCGGCTGGGTGGCTGACCTGATGGGTGCCGTCATCCATGCGTTTGACGATAACGCGCTCGGTAAGCGGCAGGGTGATGGACAGGTCCACCTTGCTGTTGTCGAGGATGTCGGCCTCGAACTTGATGGCGTCCCTGCCCCGCTCCTGGTTCTCCATCAGCTCACGCTGGTTGACCAGCACCCAGGCGAACAGCGGGATGGCGACGGCATCCGGATGGCCGGCGAAATCCGTGAGGATCAGGTTGAGCGTGTAGCTGTATTCGAACGA